TCACTTAAGGGTAAATCATTAAGAACTAACACTAATAGTAAGATCACTTAAGGGTAAATCATTAAGAACTAACACTAATAGTAAGATCACTTAAGGGTAGCTACAGATAATCCCATATTTATACTAATACCAAAGTATTACCTCTAAGGTATTAAGTATTTCCCCTTTGCTCACCAAAATGATAAAAAAAACCCCTAAGTGTAATCCATTACTGGAAAACACCTAGGGGTAAGCTAGTAGTTATTAAGGAGTAGCCTTGATGCTACCTTATAGGTAAGCAAGAAGACGTAATGGTAATTACCTAATGACTGTCTCGTACTCACTCTGGGGTACCCACACGGGGGTAAATGCGGGAGTTTTAAATCTCAAGTGAGAGCTCACAAATTTATCCAATTTTTCTAATGGACCTAATTAGTTCCCAAAAGCAACAGCAGTAATTACCTTAAGGACAGTATCAACATCACCATTAACCAAGGAAACTATTAAAAGGAATATAATGATGAATATTTTTACTATTGTAATAAATTTTCTATTTTTAAATAATTTTATAAAAAGGTTCATTTAATTATCCTATAGATTTCCAAAAGGAGCTATAGGATTCCAGAACCCTTTAAGGAGCTTTAAGATCCAATAACCCCTTTAAGGAGCTTTAAGGGCTTAAAGAAACCTCTAAGGAGCTTTAAGTAACCCTGTCTTAAAAATTCATATATAACCTTTAACCCCCCCCCTTCTCTTGCTAGAGAACAGTTTATTAAAACTTACTATATCTGTATATATAGTGTATAGTTTACTTTTCTCTATGTATGGATTCATATGACTATCTGTCATTTAATTCATCTGTAAATTTAATTCCACCTATTTTATTAGTATAGAAATTCATTAAAGACTACATAGAATCCTATAGCCATTGTTCAGTAACCTATTTAATACCCTAATCAGCATCAATACCCATGAACTAGACAAGGTATTTAACACCGATAGCTAAAGCATCTAATCTGTCATCATGTACTAATGCTCCTCTATCTTGAGTGATTCTAGTCATTTGATAGAAGCAAGCATATTTATAATCATTCTAAGGTACTGTAGCGTAATCGTTACGAATACACTCAGGAGTAGTACAAAGCTTATGATTAGAAATAACAGGCTCTAGAGTATCAATGATACGAAGCTACTTCTGTCCTGTAGATTTGACTTCAGTAACTCCACAGTTACTATAGGTTTTCTTTAGTACAGGTTCAAATAGTTTGATGTACATGCCATCCATTATGTTTACACAAGTTCGTTACGCTTATGCCATGGGGCTACACATTGCTGTGTAGATCGGACTATATCTTAACAATAGCTAATCTTCCAACCTCTTCTACCACGAATACCTTTATAGAGGAGATTTCTTATGTTAGCTCTAGCAAATCCTAGAGCTTCTGCACAATCTTGTATAGAGTCAAACTTAATTCTTCTGTCATCAACATTATCCGTAGTATATTTTACCATTTATTAGGTTTGTTGTTTTATAGATTATGTGAAATTTGTATTCGTGCATATTATTGTTATTATAGCTATTGTTCCCACTTTTTCAGGGCACTTGCCCTTACAATTAGTCTCTACACCTTCCTATTTCTAGGCTTGGCTCGGTATTGTCCCTGAGGGAGTTTCACCGAATTTAATGGGTTTTGTTTCGGCAATATGGTTTACCGAAGTTTCCTTCAATGACCACTTCATTGACTTTGTACTTCTTAGCTGTATTAGCTAGTTTGTTTAGGACTACATCAGAATAACCTCCTAATAGACCACCAACTTCCATCAAGAAGATGAAGCCATTAAGGTAGTACAAGACTGCATAACCTGTTTCGTCTTTCGGTTCTATGAAATTTCAACAGCTTTCCACCCTTTATGATGCTTACGGGTTCCCTTAGCTACCTTACGAAGGTTCTGAGGTGTAAGCTCATGTTCCCTACAGAACTCCACAAGAGATTCTGGGGTGTAGGTGTTACCATTAGGGTCTGTAATAAGATAACGCTTACCGGTACCATAGTTATGGGGCATATCCCCCTTTTTGAACCTAGTATCAAAGCAATCTCTACATACAGTACCTGTTCTACGTTTAGGCATGTGCTTACCACACACAGGGCATCTTACGGTAGCAACATCGCCACCTGCCCTTCTGTTCCAACCCATGTTTAGCTCAGGTCTCAACACATATTCCATGTTAAGAGCTTCAGCTTTAGGGAGCATCTTAATTAGAGAGATCTCAACATTTTCTTTACCAAGGTTCCTAAGGATTTCTCCTACAGGACGCTTTGAGCAGAAGTGTTGTGATAGTCTATAATTCAAAGATCTTCTAGTAATGCCAACATATCCACTTGCTAAGTCATTATTACCTTTTTCGTGAATATGGTACACTTTGTACAAACGGGTTTTAGCTCTAAAGTTGTTGATTTTCATATTTATGTTTAGTAGTTGTTAATTACTTTCTTATGGTCACCCATAAGTCCAGACTATATCTTTTTCACCCCTGTTTCCCACTAACACTTAGCGGTACATGATAGTCGTTACACCTTCCTAAATTAGGCTTGGCTCGGTATTATCTCTTAGAGACGTTCACCGAATTTAAGGGTTTTATTTAAGGACGAGGCAAGACAATTCACCACGTCCAGAAGGATCTATGCACATCATCTTATATGAATACTTTTCAATCTAAGGTGATGCGGTATGATAATAGTAATAGCAGTCCCCCTTTAGTCCCATAACAGGAGCCTAGCTTACAGAAAGGCGTTTAGCAGCGTCAGGAAGCCACGTGAGCTTCATTGGAGCCTAGTCTAATGGGTACATACCTACCACTAGGTCTCGAAGCCTCAGAGGGTATCTGTCAGCGTCAGAGAGCGTAGTGTCAAGCATGAATTGCAGCATAAAGCCTGCTCTTCTATAAGACATCTAGCGCTTCTGTAGATCCTACTCATTGAATCTCAGAGGATCTGTAGGCTTTCCTGCAACTGATGGATCAGAATCATATTTATCTGCAATGAAAGGAGCTAGTCTATCCCCATAAGAAGCTCTCTGAGAATCATCATAAGGATATCTAGCAGGATAGATAATACACTTGTAACCTCTCTCCTGAAGCTCATTGTATAGAGACATCTCGTTTTGGGGTGTGCCCAAGTAAATTATCTTTGCTTCTTTTGTAGGCTTAAGTACAGCATCAAATTCCTTAACTAATTCAAAGAGCTGATCTCTAAGCACCTGAGTGAAGGAGTTGCTCGGCACCTATACGTCGTCTGCAACGATAATGTCTGCACGAGAACCTGTAAGCTGACCTTTGATACCAACAGACTTTACAGAAGGTGAATGGTCGGGTTTAGCCGGCCCAATGTCGAAAAGGTTCTGTGTATCTCTCTGACCTTCTCTAGCTTTTAAATGATAAAGGAAAGGAAGCTAGTTTATTATCTTTTTAATGAAGGTTGCATTAGCATCTGCTCTTTCCTTATTAGCAGATACAACCATAATTTTTAATTGAGGATCTCTCCATAAAGACCACACAACATATGCACAAGTAATAAAGCTCTTAGCTACACCTCGGAAACCCTCCAAAATGAATCGATCACTAGGGGGGTTCTGAAGTAGCTTTGCTATATCAACTTGAATAGGGGTAGGCTTAGGGAGACCAATCGACTTCCAAACCAGACCTACGAAGAGATCAAAGTTTAGGAAATATGGTTTAAGGGCCTCTAGCGTGTTCATAGAGCGTCTTATGCCTCACCAAAGGGGAATGTACTACCCTATGCTCTAGAAGCTTCCCTAGTGGCCTCTAGGAGCCTCTGAAGGGCATTCTAGCCCTAGTCTCCTGCTTTAGGGAGACAGTCTATTCCATTTCTCTGAAGCTACTTAATGATTGCATTATATAGCTGAGGACCTCGCTTATCAGGATCATTAAGGTCTTGCAGCATCATCTAGAGCATACCCTACTGGAGCTAACCAAGCATCTTCTAAAGTTTGTTAGTATCAGTCATCTTTCTTCATCCAAAATCTCTTAATAAGGGTAGCTATAGCAACTAATGTATAAAGTATTGTTACTACATATACCCACTAATGTAATGTTATTCCTAGTATTGTCATTCCTGTAACAGTAAGTGATGGGCTTGCTTTTACTAATGCAGAAATGACCTCTTCTAAGAGATTATCAGCATTAGGTACATTCATGCTATTAGAGCATCCTAAGCACATAATGTTTCAAGATCTATCCTATTAAATTTACCTACAATTTCTCTTTCAATCTCTCCGTCTATTCTAATTGTAGGGATTCCATGCAGCTTAAGATCCATAATCTCTTGAGGCTTTGTAATAAACTTCAGATCCTTAATTTCATATTCAATATTGCTATCTCTACAGAAGTTAATGAAAGAAGCCATTTGTTCTTGTGCAAGAGGAGAGAAAGGCATTGTGTAATAGACAAGCTTCATATTACTTTTCCTCAAAGAATTTTTCAAAGTTAGCCTTCTTAAAACCATCACCCTTAAGGAGTTTACCATCTTCACGGTACTTAGGATTGAAGTTACCATCCTTATCTAGGAATTTACTATTGAATTCCTTAGTAAGCTCTTCCATACCCTCTTCAAGTGGATAGCCACACTGAATAGCTCTCATAACACATACCCAGATAAGATCACAGAGTTCTTTAAAATGATTAGACGTTCCTTCTCTTTCAACAGACAATTCCTTATATTCTTCATGAATAAGTCTTGCATACAATCCTTCAGGAGCACCATTAGGGTGAGCAGCATCATAAAGATGCTTCATTCTTTTCATGAATTCTGATAATACGTTGATTTGTTGATCCATAATATTTTCCTTGTTCAGTTACCTTCTTTCTTTCAATAAAGGGGCCATCAACAAGTACATCAATGTACTTTAGCACCTCTTCATCTTTTATATCTTCATACTTTCTTCCTGTCCAAAGCCAGATGCTCTTTTCAGGATAAAGATCCTTAACATACCTAGCTATAAAAGCTACTTCATCTTTATTGTAAGGTTCTAGAGGATCACCGCCAAGGATGCTTAATCCATCAATATAGGAACTGCTTAGAGCCTTACAAATCTTATTAAGGACAGTTTTATTAAATAGCTTACCGTAATGTTGCTCCCAAGCTGCCTTATTGAAGCAGCCTTTGCAGTGTAAAGAGCACCCTGATACAAATAGGGATACTCTTACACCGGGGCCATTAGCGGTATCACAAAAGTTAATACCACTATAATGCATTATTACATACTCTTTCTTTCAGAGATTTCCTTCATCTTACCGTCATTCATGCGGCTATGTCCATTAACATTACTATAGCCAAGATAGCCGCACACACGGCTGATAACCGTAAGATCACTGCTACCACAATGGGGACATTTCCACATGACATTAGTAGAGTGCTTGCCACAACTATTGCAATAAGCACTATCAAAGTTAACACCTTGATAAAAACCCTTGAGCATACCTCTTTTAATGATTGCTTTAGCTGCATCAAAGTTCTCCGGATTATCAAGCCTAACGTATTGAATGTGCCCACCATTCATCTTATGGAAAGCCCATTCTTCAAGGTCTTGCTTTTCAAATGGTGTAATGTCTTCAGACACATGACGATGGAAAGAGTTAGTGAAGTAGTCATAGACATGCTTGCCAACGTACTTGTTGTACTGCTCAGCCTGAGTTTGACACAGGGATTCAGCAGGAGTACCATAGAGAGCATAAAGATGCCCAGTACGTTCCTTAGCATCTTCAATCAGTCTATTAAGATAATTTAGAACCTTAATGTCAATTGAAGGATCTAGGGAAATCTCCTTAAGCTCATGCAGTGCAGTAACACCAATACTAGCAGTCATGTATCGTGTTAGGTTACCAATCTTATCATCAGGATTCAGATTACCTTCATAAAGACCACCCTGACAGAAAGCTAGAGGATTTGTACATGCCTTAGTGTCTGCAAGGATCTTATATCTTCTTTCAAAGAAGTCTATGATTGTGTTAAAACTTTCCTCAATGATATTATGGAAGCTAATGCCTTCATTCTTAGAAACCTCCCACAATAACGGAAGGTTCAGAGACACAGCGCCAATGTTGCACCTACCGGTGGTAATAGCTTCACCAGTCTTAGGGTCATGCCATTCAGTGAGGTATGCTCTACAGCCCATTGGTGATGTAATAGCTCCAGTACGCTTGTAGATGTCAGCAACCTTACCATGGTTTAGACTAAGATAATCAGGGTACATACACTGACAAGAGCATCTAACGCATTCATCAAAGACTCTCTGAGAGTGGATGTCATTTGCTATCTGATCATTGTCATAGAGATAGACAAGCTTCGGGAATACGACAGGCTTTCCACCATGTCCCTTCATTCTTGTATGAAGAATAACCTTGCAGATAGTCTCTAGAATTTGCTTCTCATCTTCAGAAAACTTATAGCAATCATTGACTTCATCAGGATAAGACCACTGACCAAAGGTAAGAGTAGTGAATGCAAAATCACCTCTAGAGCAAGGAACAGTATTAAGCTTTAATTCAAGAGACTGAAAGCCTTGTTCAAGCTCTCTAAGCATTCTTTCCCAAGCATAATCATGAGAATCCTTTTCTTTCATGCCATAAGCCATACCTTCATCATAAGAAGCAGTTAAAGTCTTCTTGCAATATGGGAGAAGAATCTTATCAATCTCAGGAATAGTAAAGCCACCAAACTGCTGAGCTGTAGCAACCAGTGTGATATCACCAATGACCTGAAGGGCACTAAGGACACTCTTAGGCTCCGTGTACTTAACATTGGACATCTCAAAACCACCTCTGAGAACATTACCCATGTCGAACAAGCAGCAGTTGATGTTGTTCAGAATCATGTCTCTGAGGTCATGAATGTAGATATCACCACGCTCAATAAGCTTGTTCTCTTCCTTGGTAAGATAGAACTGCTTATAGAGTTCCTTAGTAGCAGCACCTCTGATTAGAGAACCCTTAGTGCTGGACAGGGAGCTATCAAAGTTAGCATTCTCTCTGTCTCCTAAATAAAGAATATCATCAGCACTCTTTCTAATATGTTCCCATGAAGCAGCATAAGAAGTCTTATAGTCTCGATACTCCTTATAAGACTGAGCTACATCTTCAAGGCCATTCTGTGTAAGGAGCTTAATAACAATAGAATGAAGATCCTTTGTAAGAACTGTATCAGATCTCAGTAGAGCAGGAACATCACTGAAGTAGGAGTAAACAGCATCTTCTAGCTTTTCAATCTGATCTTCAGTTAGAGTCTTATTGATTCTATCTGCAGCTAACTTGACGCACTCGATAATCTTTGAGGCATCAAAATGTTCCTTAGAACCATCCTTCTTAATAACTTGTAATTCTTTCATAGTTTCCTTTAAACAAAATGGGAGGCCCTAAAGCCTCCCTAGGTTAGTTATTACTTATCCTTGTGAGCCTACACACTCTAAATATTAAAGAGTGCAACGCTACAAGCCTTTATGATGTAATAGTCTTCACGACTAGGACAATCATCCTTTGCAAACTATTCCATACGCTCTAGAAGCTTATGCTTTGTCATTGTATAGACATAGTGTTCCCAATTCATGTCATGTTGTTCAGTATCATTCATCTTTGTACTTCTCCAAGATACCAATAAGAGCCTCACCGTCTGTCTTATCAAAAGTGAAACCATACATAGTAATGTTTCCACTCTTATCAAAAGCAGAGTTTAAGAATCCCTTAGTTAGTTCAATATCGAGCTGATTGTTATCATTTACTAGACCTGCCATCTTCATCATCGGCAGGTACTGAGCAATAATAGCATCAGCCCTGCGCAGAATCAAGAAGGTGCTCCCTCCGAGAATCCACTTCATAGCAGAGGGAGCACTCGGCATTAGTCTAGTATCAACAAACTCAGGAAGAACATTCTGAATTTTAGATAGACTAATTACCGACATAAATTACCTCAGATTAGGCTGCGGGAGTTGTTGTTGTCGTAGTAGCCGGAGTGATCGTAACATTACCCCAGCCCGGGCATATGGCTGTATTCGGGATAACAGTCTTTGTGATAGCATTGAGTGTATTCTGCATACACGTAACAGTGCCCTGAAGAGCCGTAAGACCAGTGTTAGCCATAAGAGCAACCTTGTCGATATCACCCTTAAGGATCTGCTCACGAAGCTCCTGCTTCTCGCAGCAGCACTTAAGCTCAGCTTCAAGTTGAGCAATCTTCACACGGTTATTAGCTGCTTCTTCAGACAGAGGCTTAATGAAAGCATAAAGTTCACCACGGAGTTCCTTATCATTAGCAACCGTCTGATTAAAGGCAGCAACGAGATTAGCATTAGCACTCTTCTCAGCCTGTAGGCTCTGAACCTGAGACTGTAGCTAGGAGACATACTGAAGCTATGCACCAATACCGGCACCACCGCCACAGCGATTAGCACCCCAACTGCCGCCAATACCATTCAGAAGACCACCACCGAGGAACTGATTGGCAAGACCAACAGTACCAGCAATGCCGAGACCTAGAGCAGTACCAGCAACACCCTTAGAAGCATATTCAGCCATAATTATTTAATCTCCAAAATAAAGTTAAAAATTAGATACCGACCTTGGCTAAGGTAACAGTATCCTCCGTTTTGTGTGTGATTTCCTTATATTGCTATTCGGTAATCACACCCTTTTGAACAGCAAGCTTTACCATTTGTTCGTTCCAAAGCCTACGTTCAAAATTCTTTTTAATCATTTCATATGTCATAATTCAACTCCTTACTGAACATCCGATAACATCATCATATTCTGAAATTCCATAGCAGCAGCCATACGTTCTTCTGCTGAAGGTTCAGGTTTGGGTTCAGGAGTATTTACAATTTCCTGAATTTTTGCAATAGCTTCATCCTCAGATAGAGACTTATCAATATTATAGAAAGTTCTCATAGCTGAAAGATTTTGCAAAGCAAACATTACTTGACCATTCTAATCTGTTTCAACTATGTGAGGATAAGTTAAAGCAGATTCAAATTTAGAAAGTACAGCTTCCTTAGTGGCTAATTTACCATTAGGAAACATGTAAGTTTTAGTTCCATCATATTTTTCAATAATTTTCATATTTATTACCTGTTTGTTTACTAAGAAACTGTGTAGGCATCTACAACAGAAGAATTTTCTCCTCCACCAAAAAGGGCATAACCTCCAATTGATGTTGCAGCTAAATAACCTCTAGCTTGTGATAAAGCTGTAGGAGTACTTCTAGTTAGATTTGAATCATAAGCATCTACAACAGAATAAGTAGTACCACCTCCAAAAAAGGCATAACCTTCAATTGATGTTGCAGCTAAATTAGCTCTAGCTTGTAATAAAGCTGTAGGAGTACTTCTAGTTAGATCTGAATCATAAGCATCTACAACAGAAGAATTTTCTCCTCCACCAAAAAGGGCATAACCTCCAATTGATGTTGCAGATAAAAAACATCTAGCTTTTGATAAAGGGTTTATCGTCCCATAATAAGTAGGTTTTCCACCGCCCCAAAATGGCCGAGCAATTCCACCTACGCCAATATAGGCTTTCTTAATCTTTCTTGAGAGGTTATCAATACCAACATAGCCTTTCTTGATTTTTCTAGCTATACCATTAACACCAATATAAGCTTTCTTTGTCATTTAATAACCTCTTATTCATAAACAAAGTGAAGCTTACCTGTTTCTAATGGAGAACTCCCAGCAGTTAAATCTTCTGTTCCATAAGACCACATATTAGGAATTGCGGGCTTACCTGAAACATTATCCCAAGCAACAGAATTAGCACTATCAGCACTAGATGCATGAGTTGCCTAAGACACAGCACCATTAACATTACTTCCTAAAACAGAATTAGCACTATCAGCAACCTTAGCAGACTAAGCCTTAGATGTCTTACCTAAATAGGTATTACTAGCGTCTGTCTTATTTAAATAAGTCGTACTAGCATCATTCTTAGTTAGATATCCACTAAGATCAGGAGCAGGTGCTTCAGACTTTATCATCTGACTGACCGTCTCTCTGCAAGGAAGAACTTTATTACTCCCTGCAACACCAGTCATCACGTGTAAGTCACCAGTTGTCTTGTTGACAACCAATTGACCATCTAGACCTGCATAAGAAGCTATTGTCTAGGTAGTGCCCTTTACTTGTGCTCTTTGTAATATATTCTAATTTGCCATAATTAAGATATTGTACCATAATCAATGATATTCTTTGTTCTCTATTCAAGCTTAGTGGATAGAGCATTTAATTCTTCTGTAGTTACATAGCTTCCAGACGGCTGCTTTCCATTAAGAGTTTCCTGAAGATTTGTTATCTAAGAAATAGAATGCCCGTGAGCACTAGGCGGGAACGTGCTAGGCTTACCCTCAAGATTACTCCAAGTAGGAGTAGGAATTGAAGGAACATCCTTTAGATCATTATAACTACCAGAAGTAGCAACAGAAGCTAAAGCAGGCTTATTCTTTATGAAGTCTTTTTGGGAAGAATCTGCTTGATTCCAGTCTGCTTGGATCTGTCCCGTAGATGCTTGGTCAGCATATTCCTTCGCTCTCTAAGCCTATCTATAAGCATCATTAGCAGATCTACCAGCTTCAGAGGCAGAACTAGCAGCAGCAGAAGCAGAACTGCCAGCACTCTGAGAAAAAGCAGAAGCAGAACTAGCAGAACTAGCAGCATTTGTTTCAGAAGTCTTTGCATTAGTTTCAGAAGTCTTTGCATTTTTCTATGAAGTCTTAGAAGCGCTCTAAGCAGCCTTAGCATTAGTTTCAGACTGACTAGCAGCAGAAGCACTAGCAGAAGCTTCAGAAGCCTTTGTTGATGCTATTGTAGCTTGCTGAGCAGCTTTAGTTACCTATGCTTTAGCAAGATTAACTTGAGAAGTACCCTATTGAGTAACCTTCTAAACTTGAGCATTACCCTAAGCAATTACCTAATCAGTCTTATCACTTATCTATTGAATAGCAGAATCTCTTAAAGAACTTATAGAAGTAGAACCCTAAGTTACAATATTTTGAGCTTGCTGATATAAAGACTGAGTATTAGATTCTGCTGTCTAAGCTCTAGTTACTAATGCAGTAACAGTCTATGTTGCATTGATAACATCATCGACAAGACCTTGCTAAATAAGATCACCAACACGCTTAATATCTTCAATGTTCTGAGCAACAATGAAAATATTACCACCTGTTATCTGAGGCTTACCACCACTAGTTTGTCCTAGAGTACCATAATCAATGATATCAGCAACCTATAAAGAACCCTATAAGTCAGAACTGACAATCTGAATATGACCTATATTATTAGAATCTGTTACTACGTGCTAGATGTTATCAGCAACAATCTTAATCTGAGGTTCTATCTCAGCTATAGGTTGTCCAATCTAAATAACCTGATCTTTCCACTAAGAAACATCAGAGTGCATAGAGACAACCTAACTATGCTTAGTTACTGTATCTTCATGTGCAGATACAACCTAGGAATGCTTAGTGACAACGTCAGAGTGCTTTGTAGCAACATCCTGAGTATTAGCCTACACCTAAGCTCTATCTGCCTCTACAGCATTCTAGGAAGCCTTAGCATTAGTCTAAGATTCTTTAGCCTTATCTTCAGACGCCTTAGCATTAGTCTATGATGTTAGTGCATTAGAAGCTGACGTTGAAGACTGATTCTTGAATTGTTCAGCTTCATCTCTAAACTGCTAAGCCTAATTTCTAAACTGGAGGGACTAGTCTCTATTCTGCTGAACCTTCTTAGAATCCTATAGGTAGACGCCATAAGTCATAGCGTCCTGAGGATCTACAGGATCAGCAACCCTAACAATTCGCTTATTCTTAGCGTCCCAGTTGTCCTCATTGTTCTGAATGAGCGCATCATTAATAACGTCTCTAGATTCAGCGGCAATGTGGAATGCTTGTAGCTGAGAAGTGTCTAGGTCATTGGCCTTAAGGACAGAAGCATCCTTGAAGGTAACGACACGCTAAGTCTAAGATGTATATCGTCTGATTGTTAGGTACTGTCCAGCAGGAGGAGCAACCTTCAGACGAATAGTTGTGTTGTCTATGAAGTAGTAGTCTGCACCTGTGTCGTCAGGATCTCCACCAGTTAGTTCTTCACCTTCTAGGGACACATTTACAAAACTCTTCTTCAAGTAATCAAAGGGTACAGTATAGTCTGTCTGACTTCCTGTGCCCTAGTAAATTATTAAAGTTGAAGACATATGTTAATATCCATATTGATAGTTTTCAAGAGAATCCTTCATGTACCCCTTGAGAATGTTTGTAGCTCCGGGAACTGTAGGAAGAATACCTATTGCTTTATTTAGTTGTCTAACAGTGTCTCTCTTTTGCTTATAATCATACTAATCTGTTATATAGTCATTAGCTAAATTATAAGTGCCTGTAGCTCCATATGTTAATCCACCAAGAACTCTAAGAGAGGGGAACATATCAGAGAATGTCTTAGCTACATCAACACCTCTAATAAAGCCTGTATCATCCTACTCATCAAGGACACTTGTTGAAGCTGTAGTCTTAGCACCAGTGCCAATACCTAAAGCATTGGGAACTAATGTTAAAGCTGCTGTATAAGGGTTTCTATTGAACATAGAGTTAAACAGTATGCTTTCAATACCATCTCTATCTAATCCATTCTATAGATCAACACCAAATACATTCTTAATGTACTTATCTCTATCTTCCTAAGACATACCAAGAGTTCTTAGATATGCTTGTGCAGAGGTAACAGCAGCAGTTAAGACACACGATATTAGATAGTTATTGGTAACTCCTAAAGCTCCCTCATCCTATGCTCTATTCATAATCTTAACAAATCTCTTGTTATAAGACTGAAGAGCAAAGGTCTTAAACTGAAGAGCAAGAGCCATTATGGGATTATTCTTTACCTGCCAAGTAAAGACATCCTATAACTGTCTTTTCTGCATTGTTTCCTAAGCAACATAGTTTATGAGCCTTCTCATAACATACATTGCTTTATCATCACCTGCAAACTGCTAGAAGTTATCCTTTAATCGAATGATTCCGTCCTAATCAGTATAGGTATATCTCTTGAATGCTCTAAATGTATATAAGAGATCCTTCTAAGGAATATCAAGTCTCTAAAGGTTTTGCTTAGTTATAAAACCCTTCTTCTTATAAGTAGCCTGATAAGCTCTTTTAGCAAACTCTCTTAAGAACTCACCTTGAACAGTATCAATAATTGTTTCATTGGTATAGTTCATTACAAAAGATGCTGGAGAATAGTCTGCAACAACTCTAGAGATACCAACAGCCTTAGCCATATAAGGATTTAGATCTTTATATCTCTAACCCTAAGCTCTCATGATCTAGTGAATATTCAATCTCTGTGCTGCTTCCCTGCCAACAAGATACTGCTTAAGTGTAGACCACTATTCTTTAGTAAAGTCATTTCTAGCAAATCTATTAAAGATCTTCTATGCACCCGGCATCATCTTAAGTAAGACAGAAGCACCATAAGCTTGAATAGCTGTAGCTACTTCACCATAACTTAAAACACCCATTAGAGTACCATAGGCACCATATGTTATGTTTCTAAGCATATCAGCTATAGCATCAGAATAAGAATAATCTGCATTCTTAGGATCTAGAGCCATACCATAAGCTCTTCTGTGAAGAACATCAAGAGTCTGTCTCGTAGAATCACCTGCTCTAGGTTCTCTAGCATTAGCTCTATTCTATCTATTAGCAGCCTAGTCAATCTATTTAGTTACTTCAGCAAAGTCTTTATTGAAAACTCTCTTGTCTGCAATAAGACCATTAGTTCTCTTCATATACTTCTGAGTAGCATCTACAACATCAGCTCTTAAACTATCCAGTGAAAACCCAGAGCTATCTTTGTAGGCGGTATTCCAAGGAAGTCTTTTTTTCCTAAAGGAGAAAGAAACAGCACTATCATCAAAATTATCTTTATTATTAGCAGATCTATTCTGATCTCTATATCCATAAGAAGCAGCTTTAGCCTAATTAAGAACATACTAATTTAAGGCTACATCATACTAATTACCTTGCTTCTTTACCATCCAGTTAGGAGGCTAATATTCAATACCCTACTTTAAAGCATTTTTCTTCTATTTCTATATGAGCTGATCTAGCTACTAGTTATAAATCTGCTTAAAGTTCTGCATTGTCTTTGCATCATTAAATACACCATTATATAAGTAGTATTTAAGATACTAACCAGATCTAAGCTAGTTCTATTCACCAAGACCAAATCTAGAGCGTATGAATTTAGACATTTTATATTGGTCTATAATCATAGGCATATACTTCTTAAAGCTGAAAATATTGTCAACTAGTTCATGATAGACAAGTCTTTTACCTTGCATATCATAACCCTATTCCAACTTCTTAGCTATCTTAAGAAGATCAGGATCTTGATTCATTCTTCCAAAAGAAGATGTATCAGAACCCTAAATCTTTTTATATAGAAAATCATTTACAAGCTAACGGTTATATCTCTTAGAAACATTATCTACAGCATTAGGAAGCCAGTCTCTAGACCATTGAGTAGTTAAAGACAGGTTTCTAACTTCCTAGAATAGTGTTGTCCTACCAGAACCTTTTAAAACAGTTTGCTAATCGTCAGGCATATAGATACCATCTTTCTAAGATATGGTCTATTTACCATTATTAACAAACTGTTTAGATATTCCTGTCTATCCCTTCTAACTTCTAACACCTGCTTCAAAGTGAGTAAACTTAGAAGCTAATGCAGCAGTTTTCTAATCAGGACTTTGAGTTAATAGCTATAGCTTCTTTCTAAACTAGAAAGATGATAATCCAGAAGTTAATTGCTATCTAATATCATTAGCTTTCTTAGCATATGGTATTGTTGCTTTAGCTATCCTCTATGTGAAAGTACCAAGAAGCTAAGGAGATACCTAGCCATTCTTTAAGATTTGATCATGAGCAAGAGCAACTCTATTTCTGGTATTTCTTAAAGCTTTAGATGTTTTACCTAAGCTCTAAAAACCCGTTGTCAATAGAAGCATGGAAGCGATATCACCCCATACATCATGATCTATACCAGACACACTCCCTTGAAGCTGATTGGATGCAACTCCTGCTGCTGTGTTCCCAGCAACCCTCAGAGCCATAGAAGTCTTAGGCCCAAGCTTTTCTGCTGCTGTAGCTACCTTAGCACCAATAGATCCAGCCTTTGCAAGAGCACCAGCAGCACCAAGAGGAGGTATTGCAAAAGATGCTGCTGCTAATCCCATATCAACAGGATTACCCAGCATCTATCCAACACCACCTACAAGACTCATATACCATGAAGAATTATTGAACTGCTCTTGAATTCTCCTGTTCTAGGCTAGAATGTCCATGTTACCTCTAACCTATTCCATGCTAGAGGCACCAGATAGAACCCACTACATATCCTAGCTATCCCAACCAGTACCCTAAGCAATCTACTTAAACTCTTCCTAAGTAGGCTTATAGCTTGTTAGAGAATTAAGAGATCCATTTAAAGCCTTTCTTGTCCAAGTACCCGCAGGGGATATCTTCAAACCATCATACAGAGCAGAGTTCTATGAAAATATCCCGTACTCAGAGGTCTATCCCTTTAATTGTGTTTTATAGTCCTAAATATCAGGAGTAACCAAAGTAGCTCCATATTCAGGTCTAATTGGTCTTATAGTATTCTATGTATTTGCAACAGGAACAATATCATCCATAATTATCACTTAGAAAATAAGCCTAAGAATGACTTTCTATCATTCTAGACATACTAACCCAAAGCCTTGCCAAACTAAGCTATAGAAATAGAACCCTTCTAATATCCAACATCATTAAGTATTCTTATAGAATTAGAATGAACATCATAATAAGAAAGAAGATAATCATTCTTTTTAGTTAATCCATTCTTCTTCATAAACTGTTGAAATACTTTATTAGAAACGTCAGCTAAATCTTCTGTCTAAACCTTAGCACCCTTTGGCATATAAACAGAAAGAGAGCTTATTGGTAATATAACATTTTGAACACCAATAAACTAATTAGAAACCTGATCCTGAGCTTCTTTATAAGCTTGAGATAAACTAGCACTAGGATTCTTTAATTTAAAAGCTATAGCTCTATTTTTAGCAACAGCAGCAAGAGCATCATTAGTTGAAGGATTAACTAATTCAGAATCCTATAAACCCTATATCTAATATCTCTTATGATTAAACGTAGGCTTTCTATAAGGAGTACCAGTAGCCTATGACTGTTCTCTTGCTTTCTAATCAAACTCTCTAGCTTTAACTATGAACATCATAGGATTCTATCCTAGACGAATAGCTAAGTCAGCTTGTTGAGCTAACTACCACATATTTTGATTAGAAGAGCCTAATAACTGTGTTACAGCACTTGGATTTAATGAGTATAAATCCATAAGAGTTCTAAAGCTCTTAGGCATGAATTTAACGCTACTAGTTACATTCTACCCCGGAATTTTATACTAATAATCAGGTAATGGCTGTCCATTCTAATCAACAGCAACAGGAATCTTACCTGTCTTAACCGCATTAAAGATCTAGCTTTGAATATCTTGATATTGATTCTTTAACACGTTAGCTAAAGTATCCCTAGCTTCATATGGTGCTCCAACAGAAGACATGGCATTAAGGAGTTTATTGATATCATCCTTATTTTCACCCATTAAAACCTTCTGAACAACTTGCTGCTGGATAAGCTTTCTCTGATTAGCTGTAAGATTAGGACAGGCATTCTATCTAATCCATTCTTCAGTAGGTGTGTTGGGATGACCTTGTATAAAAGAGTTAAGCCATCCTGCATAAGAAGTGCTTTGATATGCAATAGCCTAGTCTTTTAATGCTTGTCCATTCTTAGTTTGATTTATTCTTCTAGCTCTTAGATATGCCTAATTAAGATACTATACCTAGGGTGTTATTCTATTTCCACTTTTAACTACAGCAGCATCTCTAAGTGCCTTAATAGATACCTAATCACCATTAGAAACTAAACTTTCTACCTTATCTTGATTTAAATAAGTTTGAGCAGCATTAGATCTTAACTTAAAGCTATTAGCCTTAATTATAGCAGCATCATAAGAATCCTTACCAATATAATCTTCAAAAGTTACATCAGCCCCCGGAATCTTATAATTTCTTAAAGCATTTAATACCTAAACACCATTCTGAGACTAGCCTGCTGTATTTAGAATATCCTTAACAAAGTCAGATGTTTGTTCTATGGACATCCGATTACCAAGCTGAACCTTAGACTAGTCAATAGCTCCTAATACCTAATCGGGAGAAGCACCACTATTAACAAGTCCCTTAATTCTAGCTTTAGTTTGTATGATGCTTTCTTTAACAAGAGCATCATTAGTAACCTAGGTATTCTTAAGAACTGCAGAAAGTCTTGTCTTAGGAGACTATGAGTAGAAACCCTAATTAAACCAGTAGTCGTCCTCTGGATTAAACATTGGGAAGCTATCTTTAACTTCCTGCATTGAGGAACGTATATACTAATAATGCTTAGCGTCTACTTCCTAAGGTTCTAGATTGATGTAATCTCCTCTCTACACCTTACTTAAAAAGTCCTGCTATGCTAATTGAAAGACAATCTTACCGTGATTGTACTTTAATCTCTGCATAGCAAGAGGATCATCTTGGAAAGGAATAGAACCCTAAGCCATAGCCTTACGATACTATTCTATAGAGTGATCTCTTAAATACTTATCTGCTTTAGCATATGAAGCCTACTTTCTTACTTCAAATAATCCTAGAGCACCATTAGCAGCTTTCCAAGCAGCATCAGCCCAATCAACCTATTCTTTGCTAGTGGTAACACCCTTAGGATTGATTGAGACAGGAGCAGGCTTATATGTACCTAACTTCTATAGAGAAGAGTTAAAGTATCTCCAAGTACCCATCTAATTGGCAATAGAGGAATTGCCTTCTGTATTCTTATAAGCCATTAGTAGTAATTAACTCCTCTTCTAGAAAAGTTATTAGTAAAGACACTCGCATATTGCAATGTATTAAATAAACCCTGATGCTGATCTAAGATTGTGTTGAGATTACCTAGGAAGCTACCACCTGTAGAATTGACAGTAGCGCTACCAACACCTAAGCTACCTGTAGAAACTACAGCCGTAGTGCCTAGAGTACCACCAGCTACAGCAGCACTGCCTGTACCAGCAGTTGCACCAGAAGTAGCAGCAAATCCAGCACCAGACACAGCATCAACACCGGCAGATCCAGCAGCAGCTCCTATGCCTCCGCTAGTACCTCCTAGGGCACCAGCAGCAGCTCCTGCGGCAGCACCACCAGCAGCACCCATAGCTGCACCCTTAGCTGTGCTATCAAGAACCTGCATGAATGCTTTGAATCCATATGTAAAGGAATTGCTAAGATTCTCTCTAGATTGCTCTACACTGTTCTTCATATCAATGTATAAAGCTTCTTTCTGAGATCTTACATTAGCAACAGCATTCTCATAGGAATCTTTAACAGCCGTCTTACTTCTTAAAGATTGACCACTAATAGTTCTAGAAATAGCCTATGATGTTCTACCCTAATATCCTGTCTAAGATTGTGCTGCCTAGACAGAAGCATTGTTCAGATAAGCATTGTAACTTAACTGTCCAAGCTAATCCATTGCACTATGGTAGAGACTTGTTTCTTGTTTTGTTAGCTGATTTTGATTGTAGTTATAGTTAATCTGAGCATAATACATCTGTTTCTTAAAGGCTTTGATTAGCTGTCTATTGCCTTTAGAAATAGAGTATAGTCCAGAACCACCACCCATTATACCGCCAATTACAGCACCAGCTACAATTACGCTTGACATTCTTCTAATAACTCCTGTCTATGATTAGTTAAAAGTGTGCTCTAGTCTGTTATATACTTCTATGCTTCCTACACTGTAGAACAGCCCTAAACTATAGCAAGCATTGTAAGCTAGGTATCTTCAAGTGCTCTAAACGAGGATTGCCTATAAGCCTATCCCTAAATCATCTTATAACCAGTAACTCTCTAAGTCTTCTATCCATCATAAACAATGCAATCACCATTTATGATTAGTAATGTAGGAACCTTTAATAAAGCTCCTACAATTACTACATCTTTAGGGACACGACAATATCTGCTATAGAGGTTACCACAAATATCATGCTTTATTTCAATATCTACAGGTTTAGTATTCTAAAGCATATATTCAACCATTCCATTTATACAATTTAATGACTAATTAGTAACCTTATTTAGCATATTATACTCTCGTATTTCTTCTAATATAAAGACCTTCCCAGCCACCAGATATAAGGTTTAATGGTAAAGGATTATCTGACTTAATTGTAATATCTACTTCTAGATTATTATCTTGAACAGGGAATTTAAACTTACCAGTATGGATCTGATATTTACCAAGAAGAGTCTAAGAAGAACCTAGATATTTAGAAGTGCAGGTATATTTAAAATGCTTATTCTTAGAATTATTGTCAACTAAGCAATCAAAAGTACCACTCTTGCTATAGTTAATCCAGTAATATCTAAGCTGCAATCTGCCCTAGTCCTAAGACGTTACAGTATCATTAGAAGAGCTCTTAATGACCTGCTTAGACAGAGTAGCACTAAACTCATACTGTCTTCCAACAAAGAATACTTGACCTCTGATATTACCTCTGATTCTAAAGACACCAGTCTAAGAATCCCATTCAGATACTTTATTGTAATAACCCTATGGACTTATTAGACAGTAAGTGGATGAATTTTGATTAGGTACAGCACCATAGATATCCTTAAAGGAAACCTCAGTGTAGTCATTGTAATCACTGTACTTAGCATTCTAAGGAATTACATATCTAATCTTTCTATCTATAAAGTATCTTACAGGCTAGTCAGAGAAGTCTAGAGCATTGCCAGTTAAACCAGACTTCTAAAGGAAGAGACCGCCATCAGTATTGATAAGGAAGTAGATATCAGCCCCAACAAACTAGGCTAGTAGAACCTAAGATCCTTCATAACCAAAAGTCCATTTGCTCCAAGATTGCTGCAAACTTTGACCATTGATAATAATGTACTTAAATACCCATACTGTATTAGGTACTGATCTACTACACATTAAAACAGTATTATCAGTAGTATTACCTGATAATCTAAAGATGCCTTTAGGAATGTATGTTGGAATATGAGCTGAAGTGTCCTAAGCATCTTTTAAATCTGCAACATCCTGAACCGTATAATATCTCATTAAAGAAGAGTAGTTAATACGATTATTTATAAAGAAGATGCTTTGTCCAATACCTACAGGCTGAGCATCATCAGAATAATCAAAGGAAGTTATTTGGTCAACCTTAGCACTCTTAGGTGTCATCACACCATCAGAGGATAGAACAAACTGTCCCTATCTAGAGAACAGCATCAGCTATCTAGCAAAGGGAACAGCATGAGTAAGTATAGTCACCCTGTTAGACGATACTGCTAAGTCGATAGGATCAGTATCAGCAATAGCAGCAGCAGATCTAAACCAGAAGTTATAGAAGTCTGAAGAACCACTTAGAATGACATTCTATTCACTAATGAATCCTAATCTGTTTCTATAGAAGAAGATATCATTGATGTTGCTTCCAACGAAGGAGGGATAAGGATTGCTATCATCATCACCCACCTTTCTATGAGACCACTACAATCTCTTGAACGAAAAAGAACCATCAGCCTCTCTTACAAGAGCATGGGGCATTGTGTCAGCCTTATACTTGTAAGTTATTCCGGGAGCAGCACACTCTAACCAAGCGTTCTTACCCTAGTTGTAGTTAACGTAGTAGTCATCATCCTGAGAGTTAGTCTAACCCTTGATTCTGCAAATGTAGCCATCAGGAGCAGCCGGAGGTAGCTTAGAGACAGAGTTTACATAACCCTTAATCGGATAAGCATTCGTGTTACCAAAGCCGTCCTTAACAACCACGTTAGGAACCTCTGAAGCACCACTCCGTTTGATAGAGAGCACAGAGTCCCCATGTACCTTTACAGTGTACTGGTTAAAGTCGAAGGAAGGATTCTTTGCATACCTAGCTGTAGCAGTACCACCTAATTGCTGTAAGAGCTAATCGTATGTTGTATATGTGATGTCTCCAGTAACACTAGTATCACCATAAAACATGTCAGCAAGTCTCTAAGCAATGTAAGCTGATGTAGTCTGAACAGCTTGCCTGGCCTATCCACCATCAGGAGTAATCATACCACAAGCAAAGGTATCCCCAACAAACACAGCATACGTCTTAGCGTACTGAGCATTCTTAATGTAAACAAGTGCTGTGTCATTACCAGTCTTAGGTGTCTCTGCTGTGTCCATCTAAACAGTCTTATTTCTGTTTAGAATGAACGTATAGTCCGCTACAGTAACTGCTCTAAAGTCATCATTAGGATCTTGTACTTCAAGATAAGCAGCATCATCCTTGATGTTAACTTTCTTCGGATTGCCATTAAGATCCCATACCTTGATCTGCCTATTGCGCATCTCTAATAGGTACTGCTCATTTTCATCTCGATTGATTATGTGAAACTTTGAAGCTGAACCATCAATCTTATCTCCCAATCTCTTTATGTGTTTCGTGGGAGGTCTCTTCTGCAAACCCTAAACCTAAGAAGAAAAACCATTGATCTGCTAAGTAAGCTGATCTGGAAATCTTACTATATCCGGCTGCTGAGATACACCACCTTTGTAAGAAGAAGTGCTTTGTGCTACTAGAGGCATCATTAGCTCCTTTGAATATTCTGAGAGATAGTCTCATCATCCTCTAGGATATTGTATTCACCAGTAATTAAATCATAATCAACAATATCCGCATAGGCGCTAGACTACTCAATTTGAAGATGCTTATCTATATCATTAGAAGATAAGTATCTCATTTGAAACACTCGACTAGCTCTTACAGTTATGTACTTTCTAAAGATCTAAGGAAGCTCCTAGAAGTCTAGCTTTCTTACCAGAGAAATTGTCAGGCCATCAGGAAATTTGGAAGTCTGTCTGGCTATGTCGAAAAAATAGCCCGATCGTCTTATGAGTTTGTACCCTGAAGCCGTAAACCTTAGAAAGTTATTCGGACAAGGAACAAAGCCACTCTACGAATCGGGCGTCAGTGTTACAGAATCTTCAGTGTTGAAGTCCCAACCTCTACTTTGAATTTCAGTAGAGACACCATCTAGGATTCTCTTAGCATTCAATACATCAATATTGAGATCATCCTAGAGGGAATTAACAGGACTAGAACCTATTGCGGATAGAATTTCATTTACTGCATCTAATGTATTTGAGGGAGTAACAATCATATTCTATCCTTATTTGTTTTACTTATTTGTTTTAGAAGGTCTACCAGCACGCTTAGTTGTTGCAGTCTAAGCTTTTTCTAGACCTAACTTAATCTTTTCCTACTTTGTGAGCAGGGAACCCTTCTTAGAGCACCCCGCCCACTTTAGATAAAAGTAGGTATTCTTATAGGAAACCTACTTCATATTTATTAACCAGTAACTTGAGCCGTCTTAACAAAGATACCAACAGCTTCAGGACGTAGGCCACCATGACCCCAATAAGACTTTCGTCTCTTAGACTATCGCTTACACCGTAGTGCTCTTTTCACTTAGTCGTTGCTTGTGCCAATAAAGGATCATCTCTGCATCATGTCTCTTTAGTTTTAGATGAGGAATGATTGCCTTTAATACTTTGTTAGCAGTTCCGTAGAACGATGCTCCAAAGTTTAATCGAAACTCTTTTATATTATCTTTAGTTGTTTTGTAGATCTTACCACCATAAGTATTCTGTATAAGTTCTACAGCTACAACATCAGATTTTTGTACATGAATCTTTAACCAATGTTCTCTTTCAGAATACCTAAGATAGCCATCACCATCTACATATCCAGCAAGCCAAGCAGGACTAGCATTCTTCTTGTATCTGGTAGGCCCTGCATCTTGTCGAGACTCTTTAGCAAAGATTCTAAGATTATCTACTTGTTCTTGTGTCAAGTTAATACCTGCAAGCTCTCTTCGCTTTTCTAGCATTCTCTGAAAGTGCTTTCCTTTAATGACCATATGCTTAATTACGTGTGGCAAGAACTTTTCTAAGTCTTCCTTCTTAGCTATACGCCATACCTTTTGTTTCTTATTAGGTATGTCATTCACATTGCCTACACCATAAGCTGCACAGAGGTCTTCAAGCAGTTTAAACCCCCTGCCTCTCTGGTCAATCTGACAAATATCAAACTGTAGTCCAATTCTAAAATAACCATCTACAGTCTTATTAAAGTTAAAAGCAATGGTTCCATCAGCATCAATGAAACCAGCTGTATATTTATTTAGAGTTTCGTTATAATTACTCATTTGTATAATCATATACTGTTTAGAGTTATAATAGCTTCAATCGGGTTAGCTTAAGCTTTCCCGTTATTTAGAAAAGATTACGCGACAGGTTAGTTTATCGCATACTTAGCAATGATCTGATCAGCCTGATACTCAGCTCTACGGGCACGCTCCATAGCAAGATCATTCAGCTTGACCGTACCAACAGCCGAACGATGGAAAGCAAGGCCCTGAAGAACAGCAGTATTAATCTGAGAATCGAGTGTATGCTTGCCATCGACACCTTCATTGTGAAGGTTCGGTGTTTCAACAATCTGGAAGCCACAGACAGTCATAAGCTTACCCGAAGCCGGATCAAAGAGAGCCTGATAGTTAGCGGCATCCGGCATGAGAGCACGGATAATAGCCGAATAGCCTTCAGGATCAACAAGGAAGTAGCGATCCGAAGTCGGAACCCAATTATTCGACATATGCGCACGGGCATCAATTAAGCCCTGAAGAAGGGCATTGCCGTAATCGACAGTCGTAGCAGCATCCATACCTGTAGCATATTCAAAAGCCTTGCCTGTGCCCGGATTCTCAAGAGTCGAATTATCAGGAATATTCTCCGGCATACCACTGGTAGTCTTCTTGCACATATTGGCAAGCTCATTGATAACGGCACAGTCAGCAGCTTGAGCAAGAGCTTCACCAAGCTGACGCGAGTATTCAGTACGCACGTCAAAGTGATTCATTGCATCATCAATATCCGTGATAAGACAGTCAGCAGTAAGAAGACCATCAATCACAATGACCTTCTCAGTGTTTTCCATCTTCTTGCGCTGATCGTCAAGAGAATTACCCGGAGTCAGATACTTAGCGTGTGTACGACCCATAACAGGGAACGATGCAGACTTGCCATGTGGAATTGTTCGCACCATATGCTTATCCATCATGACAGAGTTGCGAGCAAAGGCTGTAAGAACCTCACCCGCAAACATCTTCATAAAGAGAGCATCACGATCACCAGCCGATAGATTTTGACCGGGGTTAGAAATCGTATTTTGACCTAAAGCAGCCATTTTTATTTATATATCCTATGTTTTATTTTAAAAGTGTTGTTAATAATTAAAAGTTAGTGTATAGCATCTTTCTTTCAACTGAAGCTGTATATGCAGCATCACGACCATATCTCTTGTCGCTCATAGCCTCAATAACCTCAGCTTTACTAGTAAATCCCTTAGTAGTACCATTAGAGGCACCACCAATGATGCTAGGATTTCTAGTCCCTTGCTTGGCAGTCATCTTAGCCTTGATGCCGTCAAGCATGAGAGAAACAGCTTCAAGGTTATTAGCATCAATAGCACGATTAAAAGAATTAACAACCTTTTGAGGAAGGTTATGAGCTGCCCATTCTGTTAAACGTGTGTATTCTTTCTCACCACCTGCGGCATCATAAACAGCAGATGTAAACTTATTTTCAAGCACCTGTCGAGACTCAATAAAAGTCTCAACAACTTCCTTAGGATATCCAGCACGTGCTAAGTCAGCCATTGTCTGAGAAGACAAAGCACCATATTCATTATATTCCTTAACAGCTTGATTAAAGTCTACACCCTTAACCTTTAGATCCTTAGAAAGGGCATCTAAAGCCTTTGTGTGCTTTTCAATCTGATCGTTAAGAGTTTCTGTTGCAGCAGGATTTTCACTAGTAGCTTCAGTGCTATTAGTTTCTTCAGTAGTAGTCTCTTCTGTAGATGTTTCTTCAGTATTAGAAGTTAAACTTTCAGCACCATCCGTGAGCTGAATTTGATCCGTAGTTTCCTCACGAATAGAAGACACACCTTCAGGAAGAGGAGAATCATCATACTCAGTAGTATTTTCCATTTATTAAACGTTTCCTTGTAATTGTGCTTTATTGTTATCAACTGCCATTTGTGCCTCAGCATCAACTCCTTGTTGCTGTGCATATTGCTGCATAGCAGCCTGTTGTTCAGCAGCAATCTCTTCAGGGGTCTTAACAAGACCTGTAATATCAATATGAGCTGCCGTAAATACTCTAGTAGCTAGATTGCCTGTGTTAATTGTCTGCATAACTTCAGGGAAGTTAGAAAGAATCTGTAGAGCCTGAGATAGGTTAGCTAAATCATGTCCTCTGCCTAAGGCATCAACACCAGTAATAATTGTAGGTTCAATCTTAGCTAATTGCTCCTTGATTACAGGAAGCTCTCCTGTAGATTGCATCTGATTATAGACACACTCAACTAGAGGCAGTTGTAATTCTTGAGACAGAAGAGAATAGACACCCCCTAATGTGTCTTCCAGCTAATTAGCTACATAGCGGATCTCTTCTGCCGTAACTCGTTCTCCATTGCGCTGTACAGCAGAGTTTAGAAGGAAAGCATAGGACAGTCTGGACTCAATTTGCTGAGCTGTAGTGAATACTGTCTGCATATCCATCTGCTTATTAAGCTGCATAGGAACAATGTCCTCCTGTCTTCCTCTAACGAATGCACCATTAGCAGCCTTAGATAATGCTCTAATGTTTGTTTGAGAAGAAGGAGAAACAAGATAAAGAACCTTAGCACTAATCATAGCCATATTAACAATGGCCTACGATAGATTCTCAAGTGAAATTAAATCACCTAAATAATCCTCAACAAAGGATCTGCCATAAGATTCTCCATCCTTCTTTGTAAATCTAATTGGAATCCAAGGACTCTTATTGTAAGGGTATGTCTGTTCACTACCAGAAATTACTTCATTATTTAGTTCCTGATATGACTCCCAAGTAGATGCTTCAGGTGTATCACCGCTAACTAGATAAACATGAGTATAAATAGTAACCTTCTAATTAAGGTTCTAATTATCACCACCTGTCTATCCTAGAAGAGATCTAATATTCTAAGGTACTGTACCCTTAGCCAATGTATCTCTAGCAACAAGCTGAATTACATTGCCGACACCATCTCTCTAGACAACATAGTCTCTTAAACCATAACACTTTATACCACCCTAAAGAGGAGGTAAAAATAGTAAAGCATTACCTGCAACTATTAACTGCTTAATAGCCTCAAATAATGTAGGTCTTATAGACATAGCCTCCATGTGCTTAACCATCTGAGTTTCCATCAGAGAAAGGCCATATTCAATAGTGTCCTTTAACTGATTGTCAGAAGATTGGTTTAATGTCTATTGAGACTATGCATCCAAGCTCATTCTAAAGAAAGGCTGTCCCGGAGGTAATAGAGCCAATAGCAGCTTAGAAGCTAGATTATTTAAACCTCTAGCACCAACAGAATTGTAGGGAGTCTAATAGGATGTACCACCATCATCAGACTCTTTAGGAAACAGTTGAGGAATGGTGTACTGAGCACACTTCTAAGCTCTTTGTGTGTAGTTATCTCTATCTGTAGATAACCGCTAGAAAATCTTTTGAGCACCCTCTGTAGGTTGCTTATTGTCAGTATCCACTCATCAACTCCTTTAAGTAATGTTTCTACCAGTATGAGCAAGAGTAATCTTCAAACCTCTCTTGCCCTTCTTCTGTGCAGTAGTAACCTGCTCCTTCTCAGATTGTTCTTCAGTGGTATCTGAAGTGTCAGCATCTACCATGCCAATCTCAGGAGCAGGAGTAGGAGCAGGAGTGAGATTATTACCACCACCAAACACTTTTTTAACAGCCCTTTTAATCTTGCCAAATAAACCCATTTAAATCTTCCTTTGATAAATAATATTGATTATAAATATGAAAACCAGCTTTCTTATAAGAGTTTCTTAGCATAGGAGCACACCAATCATTGACACTACCTGTCTGCACAAAAGAAACATCATCAGAGTAATTCAGAATATCTTTTAAGTATTCAGACAAACGCCTTGCAATCCCAGCACCCTTCTTAAATGAAACAGTAAACTCCTCATTTACAATGAGTAGATTGGGATCATACCAAGGATTACCCGTGCTTAATAAACAGGCTCCTACAAGCTCTTCATTTTTCTCATCATAGTTATCATAAAAACCAATGAGAAAATACTCTGTAATCTTTCCAGTAACTACATTCTGAATAAAATTGCGGATATAATCTTTATTTGCATTCTTAATAATAGAAAGATTCTTAGGATTATCCACAATTAAATTCAGTGCTTTCTCAACAATTTCAGCAGCTACTTTAGGATCTTCAATTCGCTTAATGGCGTTCATACAATGTTTGTACCTGTAGCCCCTTTATCAAGCTCAATCTTCAAGCCCTTCTTACCCTTACGCTTCTTTTCTTCTGCTGTCTATTGAGCACCAAGCTCAGGTTCAGCAGGTTCAGGGACAGGGTTCTCTACAGCAGGAGCTTGAACTTTGACATCAGGAGTCTTAGGCTTACTAAAAAGTCCACCCATTATTCTTCTTCCAAAGTATTGTGTTGATCTTTGTATCTTGTTTCTAGAAAGTCAAGAACATCCTGAACTCCCTTAAGATACTCTACAGAACTATTATACTTCACCATCTTTCTAATATCAAAGCACTCCTTAAGACTATCAAGGAGTTCTTTAGGAATCAATGGGAAGTTTTCAATGATATAAGATAAATCTTTATTCATAGTATCTCTTGCTAAAGCATACTTTATTTAGATATTTATACTACTATATAGGGTACAGTTTATGGTGTCCACAACTTTATCTTGTGTGTCTCCATATCATAATCATCCTTATGAAGGATGTAAGCCATTCTAGCTTGAATCAAAGCATCCTCTTCTGTAAGGTTCTGACTCTTAAAAGCATCCACAATAGCTTCCCACCAATATTCAGTAGAGATGCTGTCTAGAAGCTTAGCTGCCCTTACAGCACCATACTTAGGACATCCAGTATAGCCATCAGTAACATCACCAACAAGGGTCTGATACATATGCCAATACTTAGCTCTTTCTTCTGAGATTGTAATTAACTCATCCTTACCAAAGTTATAAAACTTGCAAGGAATAGTCTTCATGTCTTTATCAAGAGACACAATTACAGAATCAAATTCTGGATCAGTAGCTAAGATTCCTAAGACATCATCACCCTCAAGCTTAGGAAGGTTTAATGTATTGTAATTCTCATTAATAAAATCAACCAGTGCTCTATAACAAGTAGGCTTTCTCTTATTAGCACGGTTACTTTTATAAAGAGGATTTAGTTCCTTTCTAAAGTTATCTTTATCTGAGAATGCAAAAGTAAATTCTGAATATCCAGACAAAGCTTCAGCATCAAGAATGCTATCAAGAATATTATAGAATTGCTGCTGAGCATCACTCAGAAAGGCATGACAAGTCCAAAGATCATCACCCCAGTTTATATCTCGCTGAACACTAGATGATGCTTGATAAGCTAGGATATCACCATCAATTAATATTCTCTTCTTCATTAGGACACTCATACTCTACTGTAAAACCAAGACGATTCAGAAGCTCACAAATCATCTCTTCTGGTGTGTAATCAAAGCCCCAAGCAGCATCAGGACGCATATGAAGGATAGTCTTGTCGTCCAAAGTAACCAGATATCCTTTACAAAAATTACGACCAAATCCCTCATAGAGTTCCTTAATGACAATCTTTCCAGTTTCTTCCAATTTTTCCCTCTGTGTCAAGTTGAGTTTTGAATCCAAATTTGTGCTGCACATTTCGCATTGCATTTTGAGCTACCTCTACTACTTTCTTAGCGATTTCCTCTGTACGACAGGCTACCTGAATTTCATCCATACTGTTTCCCATATTACTACGGGTGTCGGACTATCTCTTTACAGCCTATTGGTATTAGCTGTAGTAGGCATTTCGAGACTAGGGGAATCTCACCCCTAGCCCCTACGGTTTACACCTAGTCTCTACACTTCCATTCTCGAATCCATTTGCACGCAGATGAAAACGAGACACCAAAAACTTCTCCTAGTTTAGTACCTGTACATTTTGTAGCTTCCCAGTACTCTTTAGCTTTGTTCTTTCTATCAGCATATCGAGTGGAGTTGTGCTCTACTTTATGTTCAGAAATCTTAACTAGTTCAAGATGGTCTACATTACAACATGCTCTGTTATGGCATTTATGATGAATTTCAAAACCATCAGGGATTTCTCCATTGATGTTTTCCCAAGACAATCTATGTGCCATTATAAGAGGTTTTCTTCCATTTCCTGTATACCTAGGGTCTCTAACCCTAAGATAACCATCTTTATTAAGTCTATGTGATGTGGAGACTATGCAACCGTTTGAATCATACATCCAAACTAAATTTTCACCAAGCATAGAATCTCCAATGTTTAGCTCGGGATTGCCCTTATAGGGTTTCCCCGAATTAACCTACTTTAACGTGCACAATGTTGTTTATGCACCCATGCCATCAGTGCAAAATCTCCGTCCCATCCGTGCTTGAGGCCTTCTTCTTCACGAAGCATCCTTTCAGTTTCGACCACCCAAGCTTTGCAAATAAGGGCGCCTGCGGACTGAAGAAGAGTATTAAGAGCACTATGGGGAGAACGCACATATACAGGGCGACCATCCAAGCCGACGATACAATGAGTAACGTTAAGACTAGGATGGTCAGGATGCCACCTCTTATTCCATTTAACACGCTGAATACCTCCAAACCATTCACTATCTTTAATTAAAGTCTTTTCAAGACTGTCTCGAAGCTTCTTAATTGCTGGAATAGCTTTAAAAAACTTCTCCTTCAGACGCTTTCCATCAGCAGCTGTACCTCCTACAATCTGACCAATTTTAGCATCACCGCCTCCATACCTAATGTTCAGCATGGTTCGCTAAGCCATGCCCGTGAGTTAACACAGCCCTATGTCACCATAGGGAGCAGACTATCTCATACTACTTTCGTAGCCCTACCGCTTCCACTCGCTTGAGTGTACTCCCTTTCGGGATAGTCGTTACACCTTACTAGATAGCATCATTTTCTTAGCTTCCTCTCTAGTATAATTTCCCTTATAGCTATTACGCCAAATATCCCTGCAAGTTGGGCAGTATTCAGCATTATTTGCAGTAGCTACAAAGTGTTTACCACAGAAGAAACAAACTTTATCATAAGTGTTCTTTAGTTGCTTTGCACACTCATGTTCTCTTTGGTGACAACTCTTACACAGTAGTTCAAAGTTGTCTCCCGTGTTGTGGGTTCTATCATGATCTTTATGATGGACACACCACATATATCTTCCAGCATCTTTTAGATCCTTTCCGCACCTTTCACAGTAGCGCACAGAATCTTTATAGATTTTTCTCGCTCTAAAGAATAAGCCAATCCCCGAAACATACTTTGGATTAACTGATCCTCTTAAATGATTACTTGTATTAGCCATATAACTCTCCTTAAAGAGCTATCTAGTCTTGGCACGGTGTTGACTTTATAAAAGTTCGTTCACCGTTTTCAATAGGTTTTACTTCCTCCTAATTAAAGGAAACAATATATAAAAGTTTTGGCCATATCTCTAGTAGGCAACCCAGCAGCCTTTTGATTAGCTGTGTGAATATCACCATTTAGAACATTATGAGCATATTCCCCATTGTCAAAAGGCCATAGGAACTCAGCAAAGCAACGAAGCTCAAGACCAGAAACATCAATACCCGCTTGATACCAACCTTCAGGTACTCCAAAAAGTACGCGGCATTCCCCACCATATGGTGAGTGTCCTGAAGGTACTTGAGCAACATTAGGATAGCTATGAGTAGCCCTGCCAGTGACAGCACCATTAGGGTTAACGCTACCGTGTATGCGTACGATATTATCATTATCCTCCTTCATTAACTTTAGCCATGCGTTCTCACCCTCAGCAAGCTGAGATAGTCGTTTATTGATAAGAAGATAATCAAGAATCTTCTTTGTTTCTGGAATGAACAAAGCACTCTGCAATGCTTCTTCATCAGTCTTAGGAGCACCATTAGGTGTAAATTCAGTAGGCTTCCAACCTCGATCCTGAAGAACCTTAGCAATATGAGCACCAGATCGAGGATTGAAAGTTACTTCTTCATATTGAGGATATTCAACACCAGCTTTAATACCTCGCTTTGCATTGTCCCTCTTATACACCTTGACACCCTTGTAAACCTTCCAGCTTCCGAATGTACTTACAAGCTCACTTTCAAGTTGGCTGCGAATGCCAACAAGTTCACTATAAAGTGCGACTGCCTTTTTGTAGTCGAAGCAGAATCCATTGCGTTCCTGTTTAGCCATAACCCAAGCAATATCATGCTCAAGCTTAATAGCTTCCATAGGATAATCCTTAGAAGCAAGCTTCATAAACAGTTTCAGAGTAACTACAACGTCCTGCTTGTTGTAAGTGTACATATCGTCTGTAAAGGTGTCCCAAGCATCTTCCTGCTCTCCATAGGTACCTTTCAACTCACCCAACCGATACCCATACGCCTTGAGAGAGTGAGAGCCATAGAGCTTCTTGGGCAGACGTCCAGATTTAATTAAGCCAATATCAATATCTTTGATATTAGAATAAATTAAACGCCCAAGTACAAGGGTGTCAATCACCACCTTATGAGGATCAAATGTGAAATCCCTGCCAATAAGCTTCTTTAATGCAGGAATATCAAATTTAATTCCATTGTGAAATACAAGAAAATATCCCTTTGAAGCACTGTCTTCAAGAAAGGAAACATACTCATTTAAATCAGTAAATCCCTTATATTCTTTAGAAACAGAATCATATATCCAGCCACACCAAAACTTAGTTGTAGTGTCTAGCAAGCCATTAGTTTCAATGTCAGTAACAATAAACTTCTCAGGGATCATTCCTATACCTCGCTATAGAGTTATCAAATAAAAAATAAATACAAAGAATCCAGCTAATCAAACATTAAAAGAACTCCTTTCCTTCAGGCTCTTCTTCAAAGCTTCCTGCTTCAATATCTACAAGTCTACCCGTGTCAGGATTATAACTAAGATAGCCACTAACCCCAGTATCTCCACTAAATCTGTTCTTAAGCACTCTGATAGTAAGAACATTAGGGTTCTCTCCTTGCTGATTTCTTTCAAGACCAATGACCATATCTGCAAGCTGAGCAATAGAGCCAGATCCTCGAAGCTGAGACAGTGACACCTGTCCACCTTCTTCATGTCCCTTCTTTTCAGGACGCTTCAAGTGAGAGACAACAAACATGGTGCATTGGGTCTCTTCTACCAGAGATCGAAGATTAGTCATAAGCTTATCAATTGCCTTACGCTCACCACCATCCTCATCAGAATCCATTCCTGAAACAACAATGGAAATATGATCTAGAAAGATTCTCTTGCAGCCAAGAGAAACAATCATGTAGCGGAGCTTACTAAGCAGATTGCTTGAATCAAGGCTCCCAAAGTGATCGTAGAGATAGAAATTTCCGTTTCCAACTGTTGCCTCAAAAGATTCTTTTCTTCCAGCTTCATCCGTACTTGAAGGATCGAGCATGATTCTTCTATTGAGGTAAAGAGACATGAGTTCCAACCCAGTTTTTCGAGTAGATTCTTCAAGAGCAACAATTCCGCATAGCTCTTTCCTCTCAACTCCAAAATAGAACTCCAGCTCCCGAAGAAGGGTTGATTTTCCCATACCACTTCCACTTGTGATGACATACAATTCACCATGTCTAATCCCTTTTGTTTTTTCATTTAAAGCATTCCAAGGATAAGGAACAGAATCAGAAAGACTGCCAATATCTGTAACACAAACTTCATAAAGCTCTGCGCCAGAAACAATACCATCTGGACGATAAAGACGTGCATTCCAGATAGCACTGATTACATCCTTAGATTTGCCATTCATTAGGCATTCATTAGGATCTTTACAGGGTAGATTTGCAATGTAAGCTTTACCAGCAGGAAGAACCTTTGAGCAATCTTCTACAGCCTTACGACCAGGCTCATCCATATCAAACATGAGAATGATCTGATCGAACTTAGACAGGTATTCAAGATTAGCTTCAATGGCTTTCTTTGCTGCTTGAGCACCATTAGGAATGCTTACAACAGGCCATTGATTGCCTTGAAGCTGACTGACAGTAAGAGCATCAACCTCACCTTCAGTAATGACAATCTTCTTGCCGGATTCCCATAGCTGAGAACCAAAGAGGCAATTTCCAATCTTGCCTCTCACACTGAAAGTCTTGTCGGGAAATCTAATCTTCTGTCCTACAAGATTGCCTTGCAAATCATAATAGCAAGCTACTTGACAGGGCTTTCCATTATATTCCCCGACATAGTACTTCATCTTCTGACAGGTGTCTTTATTGATACCTCTAGCGTTCAGGGCACTAAAGCTAAGCTCAGAGATAGGGATAAGCCCCTTTGCTTCTTTCGTTTGTTTAGTGTTTTCCATTTTATCTTTAGGAGGAAAGTATGTATTACAGGCAAAGCAATAGCCATGTCCATCCGAATATTCTGCATAAGCATCAGAAGATCCGCACGATGGACACGGAAAGTGCCCAATGAACGTAGAATCAATATCTTTCATTGAACTTTTCGTTTAGGATGTACCGAAGAGACATGAATCCCCTAATGTTGTAGTAGCTACAACTGTCAGAACATTCAACACAGGGGTGCTCCATAGGTGAGAAGTGCCCACCTCGAAGCAAACGATGGAACAACTGAATGTCCTTGTCAATGTTAGGTTCAGAGCCATCATGATTGTAATAGCTGACACGAGCACAACGAGCAGCAGACACCATCATTGCTTCAAGAGGAGTAAGGATATTACGTTCTTCAATACTAACGTAAGGAAGATGATAAGGTGTTGAATCTACTCCATTAGGCTCTTTAGCATCTATAAGACCCATAGACTCCTTAATAGCATCAGCAAGATCCCGCATGTTAGGCTCTGCATCAGGAGCAAGACGGAGCTTGAAGAAGTTGTCCCACTCAGTTGCAGTAACAATCGTCTTTATGAAGCTATAAGGCTCAATGAGACGATTAATGAGGTTCTTATGGACACCAATTTCATTCATCTCAAGAGCCTTCTGACAGTTGTAGCCAACCAATCGATTGTACTCACTGAGGAATTTCATCTTCTGCTCCTCAGTAAGAGTGTCTTCACCTACCATGCCAGACTTATTTCCAAGGATGTACTGAGGGACGTAAGGATTATCAAGAACATCCTCAATAAGAACCTTAGCAGGAGTTGCACGGGAACTCATAGCATTCCTAGAGAACACACGATGTGTTAAGAACTCACTATGGATTATACGAGGATATCGGAGTTCAAAGGTATAGAGTTTCTTGCCGTTCTCAGCTTCTGACGCTTCAAGACAAGTAGCAGTACACTGACCAACATTTGAAGTAGTTTCGTTTACAGTAATATCCATAACTATCTTAAAACAGGTTAATAAGAATAGACATTCTTAATGCAGGCAATCATATGATTCTCTACAAGGCAGCGAACAGTCAAAGGCCCGACACCTCCGGGAACAGGAGTATACCAAAGATCGTGCTCTTTTTTCGGTACAATAGAATCTGGATCAAAATCATCCTTAAAATTCCCAACTACTTTTCCATTACTATCCTTGCAGATTCCTGCATCAATTACAAGAGTGTGAGTGTCTGTTACAAAATCTGTAGTGCTAATCAAATGAGGAACAGGAGTAGCCAAAACAATAATATCCTTACTGTTTAAAAGATCACGAATACAAGTCTCTTGGCTACCGCAGATTGTTACTGTAGCACCTCGATTCATCCAGTGGAGAGCCAGAGGCTTCCCAACAATAGGGCTCTTTCCAACAATAAGAACTCTAGCACCTCTGAGATCAGAGTTCAGATAATGATCTGCAATGAAATCAATAGCAGCAACAGTAGCAGGAAGGAATGTATATTTTCTATTCCTAAAGATCTTAAAGATGTTCTCAGCAGTCAGACAGTCAATATCTACATTTCTACCAATACGACCAATTACCTCTTCAGCATTTTCAATAGGAAGCTGAACAATTGATGTGAACTCATTGCTATTCCATGGAAGGTCAAGAGGATCATTAGTCAAAATGCACTTAAAACCATACTTCTCAAAAAGCTCCTTCTTTTTATTCGTATAAAGAACAGCAGAGGGATCTTCATCATTGAGAAGAATCTTAACAGGCAATCTCTCAGCACCAATCCTGTCAATAAGGTAATTAAGGGATTCAAGATCTCTATCCTTATCTTTAATGATAGTGCTCATATCAACTTGAATAGCCATTCTTATTCCTCATTATCATCTTCAGAATCTTCATCTTCGGATTCGCAGTATTCTTCATACTCCTCTTCCCACTTTTCCTTCTGATGCTCTTCCATAGAATAATCCTCCTCGTCAACCCCATCTTGAATGTACATATCCTTTCGATAGCTATAGTCATCAGGGTAATTCCAATCAGAACGACGCTCAACGTTCATAATATTTCCTTTGATTAGAGTTTTAAAATAATGGTACCCCATGTCGGAATCGAACCGACGTCATCTGATTTAGAGTCAGAGGATCTCACCACTAATCTAATGGGGTAAACCATTTTTATGACCACTAAAGATAATGGGCATAAAGATGGTAATGGTGGGCCGAGAGGGATTTGAACCCTCATGCTAAAAAGCGTGGCATTTTAAGTACCATGAGTATACCGAATTTCTCCATCGGCCCATTTAAATAAAGGTGGCTAAGTAAAGACCCGTATAAACCTTAGCCAGCATAACACCTTAAGGCTTTAAGTTATGCTTTATTTTTTATGTATAGCCACGCGCACTATACATAACAGGTCCTTTTGGTGCCCTCAGTAAGATTTGAACTTACGACCTGCACATTACAAGTGTGCTGCTCTTCCAACTGAGCTATAAGGGCGGAATTGGTGCCTCCTGTAGGACTCGAACCTACAACACAGTCTTATCTAGGCTGCGCTTTGATCGGGCATAAACCGACTACTTTACCATTAAGCTAAGGAGGCTTGGCAGGGCTAGAAGGAGTTGAACCTTCAATAATGGAATCAAAATCCAGTGTGATATCATTTCACCATAGCCCAATTATTGGTGCGAGGAGAGGGATTTGAACCCTCACGCAGTAGCATCAGCTTCTAAAGCTGACGTGTCTACCAATTTCACCATCCTCGCTTACTTGATAAACTTGTATTCAAATTCAGAAAGATTTTCTTTATCTAGGATCGTTAAATCATTTTGTTCATGAAAATGGGGGCTTGTCTCTGAATCATAATAACCAATATAATATGCACAACAATTACAAGTGTGCCCTGTAGAAGAATTGTGTAAGACAGAAGACTTCCTTCTAATAATTACATCTTCACAATCATATTTCTCAGGTGGTTCTACATCACAATCATTCCAAGAATTTTCATCAAATTCCTTTTTAATATTAAAAATCTTTTCCTTCAATGCTGCTTTAATAGATTCTTCATAATTACCATCATATTTATAATGAGCTCGGAAAACTTCGAGCACAAGGGAATTAAAATCCTTTTGACTAATGTTAATCTTTTCCATAATTTACCTCTTCAAGATAGTTGTTAATAAACTTAATTACACTATCTGGAATCTTCTTTAATTCTTCATTTTCTTGCACATATATTAATGAAGTTTTCAAGAATGTCAATTAATTCATCTTTATCCAGATCATCATTTAACTGATTTAGATAATCTAAACATTTCTTAGGATCATTGGTTCCCTCCTTTCTACCCTGTCTAAAGAAGTATTTAAGAGCATTAAATTTCATTGCCCCAATAAACTCTTCTTCAGTCAGAAAAAGCTTTGCAAAAGAAATTACATCAATAGGAACATCATAGTGTGGGGGTTTATCCATTTTAAATCCTTGGCCTCTCGTGCAGGAATCGAACCTGCAACACTCACCTTAGAAGGGTGATGCTCTATCCTATTGAGCTAACGAGAGTTATTTTGAGTTGATCTTTAGTGCTAGGCTTGTAGATAGCTCTGAACCTTCTCTAAGTAATTCTGTACTTTCTGAGAGTAGGTTTTGGCATTCTATAAGTCTTTTATTTGATTCTGAAGATTCTGATTCTAACTTGGAATTAGAATCTCTGATTGACTGCTGCAACTTGCCAACAGTAACAGAAAGGGCAGAAGCATTAGTTTTAAATTTCTAACCCTCAGAAAGGAGGAGGGAAATTGTTGCATCTTTCTTTTTTACCTCCTATTCGAGAATATCTGAATAGTGTGAAGAAGCCTCAAGCTGATAGTCATTTAATTTAGTCTACCACCTGAGGCCATTCACATAAAAGCCAAACATGAAGGATGCAATCAAAGCAGCGATAGTTGTCTTCATGTTGTTTATATCTGTCTAGAGTGAAGTTTATTCAAACCCTAGACAGAAGAATGTTTATTTATCTGTCTAGAGTGAAGTTTATTCATCAAGCAACCCTAAGAAGCTCACCAGCAGCATAAGGGCCTGAGCCATTGATCTTCACAAAGTCAGCATTAGACATGTCATACTTAGGCATTGTGCCGTCATACTTTACATAGACAGGCTTCTTATACCATGCCTTAACGTCAAAGCAGGGACAATCCTTAGCAACACCTGCAAAGTCTCTGTGACCCAACACCTCGCAATCTGGATAAACATACAGAAGGTAATCCAGAAGCTCCTTCAAGGATGTCATTTGTGCATCAGTGAAGTTATTGCAGGACTTCCCAGAAGAATCAACGCCACCTACAAGGCAAATCCCTACAGAATCTGCATTATGGCCCTTTATATGAGAGCCAATAGCGTCAATAGGACGGCCTCTCTGGATTGTTCCATCAGTCTTTATGACAAAGTGATAGCCAATACATAGCCATCCTTGATTTCTGTGCATTTGATCAATAGCTCTTCTATCAATCTTTTCTAAGTTTCTAGTAGCAGCACAATGGACAACCAGAAACTTTGTGCTTTCTCTCTTCTTTAGAGGAATAAAACACGGATATTCTTCAATTTCAGGGGATTCAATCATTTCTTTATTAGTTTTGTTGTTATAGTCCCCTTCTATTCAAGCCAAGCAGCAGGTATTACCTTATCTGCATATTTAAAACCATTCTTCTAACAGAAAGCTGCGTATGTTGTTTTAGATCCCTTGTATATAGGTGTTTTAGATCTTGAAAATATAAACCTAATATCTAATTCAGGGTTTTGTTGTTTGATTAACAAATGCTTCTTTCTATCCTAAGAATCCCAGACACCTTTTGTCTAAATAATTATTCCATTTGGTAAAACAAAATCTGGTGTGTATTTATGCTTAGTTTCGGGGATTGTATAAGTTAAATAAAATTCTTCATACTTAGGGTTTATACCGAAAGACTCTAGGAGTTTTGAGTTTTTCTCCTAGAGTCCAGACCTATAAGTAGAATAATTGTGATGCTTAAGCCTTGAATAAGCAGCTCTTCTTGTGGTCATTTTTAGAAGTCGCTTGGATTGTCTTCCTCAAGATCATCGAAAGGAACATCACCATCAGCTTCAGAATCAAATCCAAAGGAGCTACCGTCCTCAAAGTTATCTCGCGTCTTGAGGTCTCGAACCTGAACAGCCACAATTCGGAAAGAGAGACCAATCATTCGAGTTGCAGCAGAGTGATATGGGATAGCTTCAAAGCAAATCTTGATCTTGCTACCACGACCAATTTCATCAGCAAGGGGTCGATTGTGCTTATCGAAGAGGCCAATCTTAACCTGAATAGGATCACCGCCCTTCTTAGGACGAATAAAGGCCTTCTGCTTGAACTTCATGTAAATTCGTCCCGTATCGTCTTCAGTTTCATAGAGAGGCATTCGCCCGACAATCTTCTTACCTTCCTGTTTGGCCTGAGTCTCGAATTCATCAAGAATCTTTGTAAGCTTGGTAATCAAGGCTTGAAAGTCAGGATCATCTTCGAGGATAAGCTGAACACGATAGACGCCATCAGGATCGAACTTAGTATCCGGCTTGTTAAGATACGGGAAATTTGCTTCACCAACGGGAGTAATAAAACGAGTATTTTTCATAATAATTAAGAATTTAAAAAGTTAGTTTCCTTGTTTAGATTGCCCTAGACAGAGCTTTTATTTATCTGTCTAGGGTGAAGTTTATTCAAAACTCATGCAAAGGCATATAGAGACTGTCTAACCTGCTCAAGATCGAGACTCCCCTTAGAGGGAATGTCGGGCAGCTCATCTACAAGCTTGCTAGACAACATATTCTTGATTTGGTCATGCAAGTTTTGCAGAACATCATTGTTCTTATAGGTGTCCACAAAGACATCACGAACAGCCTTAAAGAGCTTTCCTGCATCACAGGCATGAGTTGCATAACTATCATGGATAACCGCAAAGGAGTTGATTTCATACTCATCATGGCACTTGATGATCGTTAGCATCAGGTGACTTGCATCCATGCTATGAACAAAGTTAGGTGCAATGCCCTGACGCTGACGCCTCACATCTAGGCCCTCAGAAGGCTTTGCAAGACTTACTGTAAGTCTAGAACTCTTTTCTAGCTTTGTATCTGATTCTTCATAAGTGCTATAGATTTTCAACTCCCCACTAAGGAAGGTGCTAACCCTAGTAACAGTTGTCTTAGGGTACTTCTGCCAAACTGGAAAGCCCGCAGGAGTAACCCAGTATGTAGGGACAGGATTACCGTTTATGTCTCGATCCTTTGCAAGCAGCGCGGAAGCATCCTGAAGCCAAGCCATAGCTTCCATAGCCTTTACTACAACTTTATGCACAGCGTCCCAGATCAGCCCCGCCATGTACATAGCAGACTGATTAGGCCTAGAGAATGCCAAAACATTCTTCTGGATTGCAGGATAGATGGTGTCTTCTAGGATTTGATCCTTAAAGCCGAACTTCTTGGCACCATAGGGAAGCGTCATAACACAGCGCTTTGTAACTGAACGAGTAACACCATGAGCAAGCCACTCTCTAGCAAGAGACTGAGTGCCCTTCTTGATATACTCTTCTCCTTCATCGGTTTTCTCTACCTTATCAGGCGTTCCATTCTCAGCATCTTGCTTCAAGACTTCGTTGACCTTTGCAGCAACAATGCCATAAATGTCATGCACCTTTGAATCTGGAATGAGGTTGACGGCAGCTCCGCCTACTTCATCCCGCAGCATGGCTGAAAAATGCTGGATTCCTGAGCAGGATCCATCAAAAGCAATGGGAAGATGCGAAATAGCTTTATCTCCCTTCTTTAAATACTCATTCCATTCAAAGCAGAAAGCTAGGAATTCCCAAGGGCTATCTGTTTCAGTCCAAGAGAGATTGGTAATGGGATCTTCTGCAATCTTACGAATAAAATCAGAGTGAGAGTAAACCCATTCAAGCCTTTCTTGGATAGGAGCCTTATCCAGCCCATAGCAATTTGCACCATGAAAAGCTAACCACATATGACCTTCCTCTCCAAGCTCTTTACCCTCTGCGAATTCGATCATGCCCTTCTGAAAATCATTACCTTGAGGGCTGAGAGTAGTCAGAGGATAAATGCGGCCTCGAAAGTCTAGATTGTGAGGAAAATAGATTTTCTCAAAGTCCTTATAAGACTGAGCAAGGCTCATCACAGCATTGATAAGCAGCCTCTTAGACTTTCTGCGATTGTCTTCCTGATAATACTTAACCATAGAAAAACGCCAAGCTTTTTGTGCTTCTTCGTTAGTATCACATTCAGGAGTTCTAATAGGAGGCTCTTCAGGGTCTTTAGAGGGTATCTCTAAAGCTTCAGGGATATGCTTCCAGTTAACAATTTGCTGCGCAACATCGAAGACACGCTTATTAATGCGCCATGCGGTGTTCTGGATGATGTTGACGGCCTTATAAACATTAGGCATATCAACGTCTGAATATAGGGATACACAATCTCTATGTGGTAATCGCACAAAGGAGACAGGGCGAACAAGAGGAATATAATAGCACCCTCCTATCGGTGAATTCCAAGGAGCAGGAGGAATCACCATAGGACGATATATGAAAGACATTGAAGCTAGTTCTTCATCATTGAAGTCAATGAAGTTTAAAATTTCATTAGACAGACAAAAGAAATAAGTAGCATTACCTTTTTCAATAATAGTCGTAATCTTTCCTAAACCTGTCGATTGAATGAAAAGCTCGATAAGCTTTAAACCCACCCTAACGTGCTTAGAGTTATCCCATGATTCAAAAGATTCTAAAGCTCCTTCTTCAATCTTGCGCTTTTCAATAGACATTAAATAGCGCTTCTTATACATAGTAGCAATTCTTTTATCTAGTCCAATTAAAACCTTATTTTGATCTTTCTTAGACAGGGTATTAAAGAAGTTTTCAAATCTAACTTGATCTTCGATATTCTTTCCAATAGCTTTGCTAAGTTTAGTTAAACTTAAATTTGTCGAATAATGTAGGTTTTCAACTAGAATAGTTTTAATTACTATATAAGCGGTTTGTTCAGAAGATAGGAGTTTTACAATAGGGCAGATTGTATGACGACGCCCACAGCTTCCAGTGTCAGAATCAGCAATGAATTTATCAATGGCTTTAGACATAACAGGGACAGCTTCAGAAATTAAATTTTTGGCTGTTCCTGTCGTAATGCTTTTATTTCCTCTATCCTTATAGAGCTTGTTCTTAAAACGTTCATAGCCGAGAGTAGAACTTTCAGATTCTAAACGCTCTTCTTCATTAGCTAGAAATTCCCCATACTTTTCGATTAAATCTTTCTTTACAGCTTCAGAAAACATAATAGTTTACCTTTAATAATCTTTAATTAATCTTTAATAGATTACCTTATAAGGTATATTTATTATTTTTATTATTTATAATCTAAGGTAACCTCTGCGTTTATCTGTCTAGTGTGCAGTTTATTCAACTTCACAGGTAAAATTGAGGAAAATCAACGTAATGATTGTGAAGATACTAAAATAAACCTTGTACTCTGAGAGGCTTTCTAGGGCCTCTTTCCTCTCTTGTCAAGAGGACCTGTAGCTTTAGAATTTGCTCTTAAGCCACTCGATAGCCCTTGAAAGCAGGCCCTTCTTTGGTCCTTCCTTTACTTCAATTTCATAGAAGTTATCGGTAACTATTGGGCGCACTTCCTCAGGGGTAGCAGGTTTATCACCCCACGCCATATCCCAGAGTACTTTGTAACTCTTTTCATCAGTTTCAATGATTCCCTCTGCACGGAAAACAAAATACTTTTTTATGAGTAAACCATTAGGATTGTAGCCTATGATGTCAGCGAATCCACCCCAAGTTTTAAGACACATCCGAACAATGCCCAGAGCCTGTACATAATTATTAACGTGGAACACGCAATAGTGTATCTTTGATTTTTCATTGAGAGAACTGATCGTAACAGTGTAAGAAGCATCCATTTTAATCTCCTTGTGTCTTTCAGAAGAACCATTCCTCTGAACTTGAGGGAACTATAGCTCAATGAAAGCATCATGTCAAGAGCCAGAATGAAATATTGCTATTAGGACAAACCCTAAGCGAGCAGCCTAAACTAAATTATATGTATATGCAGGATCGCGATTATGCTCAGAAGTATTCTGCTGTCATTAAGAACTAACACTAATAGTAAGATCACTTAAGGGTAAATCATTAAGAACTAACACTAATAGTAAGATCACTTAAGGGTAAATCATTAAGAACTAACACTAATAGTAAGATCACTTAAGGGTAAATCATTAAG